AGCCGAAGTTCATCTTCGTGTGAGTTAAATGTTTCGTCGTCTACACTAACTTCACCAGTCTCATAGTAATCATAAGACCATTGTTTTAGCTTAGCTACAATTTCTTCTTCGCGAGTCATGAAATCCTCCTTAGGTTTAGTATAATTTACGAATTATTGCCCGTCAACCTTTTCCTTAAAATAACATAACCTTCTAAATATTCGCATGGGTCAAGACCAAAAGAACGCAGAATTCGACCGACTCTATGAAGAGATCGCTGAACTAAGACAATGCAAACAAGAATTAGCAACTTTGCGAGAATTTAAGTTGAATTCAGAAGATAAGTTCAAAGAAATTAGAGAAAACATTGAGAAGCTCTTCAGTCGAATTGAAGGTAATGGCCGTAAGGGTCTGAAAGACGAAATTACTGAAATCAAAGGTCTGCTCACTAAGTTTGAAGAAAATATTGCAGAAGTATATGATAGAATTTCAAAAATTGAGAAACTACTTGAGAAGACAATTAGCGAAGTATATGAATTAACACCTATCGTTAAAGCGTTAATGAAGATTGAAGATGATCGGAAAGCCGAGAAAGATTCATTCCGCAAAGAATTCAGAATGTGGATAATTGGATTCATTGGGTCTGTCCTGCTAACTGCCGCTGTGACTTGGGTTAATATGCATAGTGATAAGGTATCTAAACGGGAAGAAATACGAGATATAGTAACTCAAACTATTCAAATGAATCAAAAAGCAACACAAGACACCACAAAATAACGAAGACCCCCTAATAAAGGGGGTCTTTTTTTACTTACCGTGAATTTTACCCCCTGCATAAATACTAGAATGAAAACGTGCAATAAATGTGGAGAATCAAAACTTGAAGAAGACTTCTACCCTAAAAGAGGTTCGTGTATCACATGTGTTAGAGAATCACAGGCGAAATATAGGGCCGAGAATCAAGATAAAATAAAGGTTTGGAGAGATGCAACTCGTGACGAACGAAATGAAACTCGGAGAAATTATAGGGTAGCGCATCGAGATGAGGTACTTCTAGAAAAAGAAAAATATCGAGCTAAAAATGCAGATAAAATCAAACTTCAAAACCGAGCTTTGCATAGAAAACACAAAACCAAACGAAACGAAAGTAGTAAAAAATACTATGCCTCACATAAAGAAGAAATACTAAAATACCGAGCAGAATATAAGAAAGAAAATGCTGTTAGATGTAGAGAAACTAAACGAAAAAATCATATTCAGCGAATGATCAACGATCCTGCCTATGCCACTAATATGCAAATTAGATGGAACATTAATTCGGCGTTTCGTAGAAAAGGGGTTCCTAAGTCTAAGAAGTGCCTAGAATATGGCATAAATTTGAGAGAAATTTTCGACAAAATAGGATCTAGACCAAAAGATCAAGAACTAGACCATATTATCCCACTTACAATGTTCGACTTTAATAATCCACTGCATGTAAAATTAGCATATGCGCCCGAAAACTTGAGATGGGCAACTAAACAAGAGAATAATAAAAAAAGGAGTTCAATAATTACTGAACTCCTAACTCCTGAATTAGAGAAAATCTTAAAGATAATCGAGAACTCTCAAAAATCACTTCCCATGTAATATCAAGTATTCAGGGGAGCGAATCTTAAAAGTAACATCCGGGTATCGTAGATGTTGCCAGACAACGCCTTCTCTAGCAACAGTAACTCCTTTAACAAGTTCATCAGTACCATTTGAAAAATCAAGCATCTTCTGAACAGTGTCAAACATTCCCATTTTAGATGATACAATAGGAACATGCTCGAATTCATATTTACAACAGAATTCTAACATCTGTTCATGAGTATATCTTTTCTGAGTAGCAATATCGAAAACCCTAAACACATACCAATGGTGTTCGGGTAGCTTGTATATATTACCTTGTATCTTTCCTCCGGCGTGTTCACCGCTCACCATGATGTTCAGTCCAGTTGCTCGAAGTCTCTTTTCGAGATCAAGTTCGCGAGCCGTCTGCCAGAATCGAGAACCATCGTCTCTGATGATATGCCTCGACCTAGAGCAAACTGCAAAATCATTGCGATTCGTAAGGCCAAACCACATCGGGATGATGTGATTGTAGGCGGACATGGACTGACCCTCGATCTTAGAGGTCACTGCCCATACAGCTTCCTCCCCGTATAGCTCGAACATTCGGCTGTAGAGCTTCTGGATGTTCTCTTCGTCGGTCTTGGAGGCCATCCAAGGCTCCCACTTGCCAGTTCGATCAGTGCCCTTAATCTGAGCCTTGATCGCCCTATAAGCGGAGTAGCGCATGAATCGATGGTCGAGGAACTTTTCAATAGCGCCCTTCTTATTGGAGACGGACTGCTCTTCGGTGTTCACCTCATCCTCGTCTTCCACAACCTTCACGATTCCGAGGGCCTGAGTAACATCCATTCCTTCCACGATTTTAATTAGCATGATCCTCTCCTGTATTGAGAATAGGTTTTACCGTGAACTTCAAGGCAAAAGTTGTTGATTGTTTTTTCTGTCACATGTCTAGATCTTATAATCTCATCAACATTAATTTTGTTTTCAATGTCTACTAATATCTGTATCTTTTGATGTTCTTGTAAATATTCAACTGGTGTAATCCCACACAACGACACAAATCTAGAATAAAATGTAGGATATGAAACACCTAACTCCATTGCAATATCTTTCATGTTTCTATATTTCAATATTTCCGATTTTGCCACTTCAATGTCAAATCCTTTGAATTGTGGATTCGCATTCATTTCTAGTCTAGGTTTAACAATTCCTGTTTGCCCTGTTAAGATGAATTGAGTGTATTCATATGGCTTCATATTATATTCTCGCTTCACCCTCTTATTGAATGTTTTCAGACTAACTCCTATAGATTGAATGACATCTGTTAATTTTTTTCCACTTTTTATAAGTTTATTAACTTCTTCAAAGTCAATAGGCTTATTTAATTTTTCAATAGATCTTATTGATTTTCTTTTTTCTTCAATGGGTTTAATATAACCCGAGGCTATTTTTGAATTTCTTATCTTATACTTTGTTTCATCTGTCATTTTATATGGATTAAGTCTAAGCGTCTCCATTCGCTTTCGAGAAATTTCTCTTTTGCTATCTTCATCTAAATTTACACCTCTACTTCCACCCGTCTCGTAATTATATCCATTACTTCTAGAGGTTGAATTATAATAGGAAATCCAATAAATCTCAGCCGCATCTAATTCTTCTTTTGTTACACATTCGCTTAGTATATTAACTGAGAAATTATCGATTCCATATTTGCGTATTGCATTGTATAGATGTCTTTTGTTATTTGTTTTTGCTAGGTGTATGTGTTTAGCTAGTCTGATTCTTAGATAGCTCGTAGTCTGGCCGACATACACCTTTCCATTTACTTCATTTGTTATTAGGTAAACAATGTTCCGATTGTTGAGTTTGATTGAATTCAAAGTAGTGCTCTCCGTCTTTATTTATAACGGAACCACATGAATTCAATATGGTGATCGGAAAAATCACACCTTGTGAAACTTTTCCTCGAATTTTAAGTGCCTTAATCCTGAACTTCTTCTTACGAAGAAACTCAAATTCAGGTTTCTTGTTCTTGGTTGTGATTTCTCTCATTTCATTCTGAATGCGAATGAGATCATCTCCAGTGGCCTTCTTCTCGGCCTTCTTGAGAATTTCGTATTGTGCCTGCAAAGCCGGATCAAGACCGTCTGGGAGAATCGAGTCCACTTCAATGTATACTACTAAATCACCAACGCTGAATTCACCCTTCTTAGTAACCACATGAAAATCGAGTACCTGAGTCATTTCGATATTATCCGCACCTTCGATAGGATATACACTAACTACCCGTTCGACGTGTGCAAGTGCTCTATCACCCATTTTTATCTCCTTCCTTAAAAGTTAGAGGGAAGATACTACAAGAGTACCTTCCTGTCAACCACATACTTTCAAATCTTAGACGAGAACCGATCCGATGATCTGAAGAACATACTTCATGTCGGCTTTACCCTTCAACTTAGGGGCAATATCCTTCATGACAGCGCCAATCAACTTCTTGCTCTTTTCTCCACCCGCAGAAATACGCTCGATCGATTCTAGAACAATATTCTTGACTTCGTCCTCGCTCATTTGAGAGGGAAGGAATTCCTTCAGAACATTCATTTGATATGTTTCGTTCTCAACAAGGTCAGTTCTTCCTGCCTTTTCGAATTGTGTAATTGAATCTTCCCTTTGCTTCACGCCCTTGACAAGTGCAGATAGCACGTCTTCGTCAGTGACTTCCTTCCTGCAGGAGGCTAGGGCCACTCCCTTGATGACGCTCACTAGAGTCCTAAGGACCAGCAAGCGAGAAGTATCCTTTGCCTTTGCCGCAGATGTTACTGCTTGATTGATTTCTTCAAACTTCTGACTCATGATTTTTCTCCATTAAATATGACATGACTGGTAAATGGCATTCGCCGCTATAACTATGATAACAATAACGACGAGCGCCTCAAGAAGAGTAAATCCTTTTCGATTCCCCATGTTTTTCTCCTTAGATTGTGAATTCAGCCTTCCAAATATCCTCGAACTTAGTCCAATTCTTGGAATTATTCTTGCCCTGTAGAAGCCATTCAGTAAAGGTAGGACAGTTCTCTTCCAAATATCTGTTGAATAGATAAGCAGAGAATCTCTTCAATTCCACTTGCTCATTTACCTTCAGAGCGTATGACTTGCGATCAAGTTCCTTGATATTCACCGATGAAATGAACGATTCAATTTTCCAGTTGATGAATGCGATCTTAGCTCTAAGAGCTTCAATTGCATTCTTCTGAACTTGAGTCAAATCTGAATAGAAATCATCAATTACTCCAGTGAAGAACATGTCGAGCAGATTATTCACAGTGTGTCCCTTATCACCTCCTCCAATTAATCGATGTAGTACCAAATATCTCTGGTTCTTTATCTTTCCCATTGGAGCAGGATTCGACAAAACGAATCCTTCAGCGTTCAATCCATACTTTGAATCTCCAGATTCAGCTTCTACGAATGCTTCCATAGCCTCTAGCGTCTTCTCTACGAGTGGTAGATCGGAAACCTTTAGTCTGTATGGCCTTTTCTCATGAAAGTCTTCTACGGCCACGCGATCAAGCTCGGAAGTGGACATGTACTCACCCGTCGATACCTTCCTTGCCAGTAGCAAGAAAAGAGTGTCCTCTGAGTATTGAGTTACTATGATGTTGTATGCAGAACACAATTCATGGAAGTAGCAGTATTCTGGATTTGCCTTTGACAACTTATCCTCGCCAAATAGCTTCATGAACAATTCAGCATAGGTGAACTGATAGTCACCTACCTTGAAAGGCTTGATCTTCCCGAGAGTCGAGATTCGCCAAGAACCCTTCCAGTAATACATCTGAATTGCGCTTCCATCCGCCTTCTGGACGAGTTCAAGATGATCGAAATCTTCGAGAAACTTATCCTTCGAGGAATAAGGGCAATGTCCTTCTCGCAAGTTAAAAAACTTTACTGGAGGACGAGAAACGTACATCCACGACCCATCGTCCAATCGAGCCATGATTGTTCCACGACACTCCAGAGTGACTGGATTCCACTTCACCGTGATAAGATCATACTTGAAGAGAAACAAGTCATCTTCAACATCTACCATCACACCGAAATCGGCAGAAAAATGATTCTTAATATCTTCCGTGGTAGCGCCGGAATTCTTTCCGAACATTTCGTTCAGAAATTCAAGTAGTGCGGACATGATGTACCTCCCTTCGTTACTAGAAGATACTGTCTTGGTCAGTAGTTGTCAACCAGTAATACTCGATTTTCTTCAGAAAACAGTTCTTTTTGCCTTTTTGACACCATCGCCCTCGCAGTCTCCCAATCAACCCATGCGAATGCATCATTCTCAGGTAAATCTCTACCATCAATTCTAGAAATGCATTTCAGAGGAGATTTTGTCAGATCTATTTCAGACCTGACATAAAAAGCATAAACTGTTTTCTTAGAAGTTCTATAGTTAAGAATTATTGAACGATTTACGACAACTAGATTCTTTTCTTCAAGATTTCTAATATTCAATCCGGTTTCTTCAATAGTTTCCCTGAACGCAGTATCTAAAAGAGAATCGCCGTATTCGACAATTCCCTTAGGAATACCCCAATTTCCATCGTTTCGAGAAAAACTACCGTTAAATTGACTTGCGTGACAAATCAAATATTTCCCAAACGAATCAATTAGTAAACCAGAAGACTTCATTTGACTATTTATTTTCAATGTTGCCAATTGCGAGATCGAAATCATAACCATCTACCATTTCTGAAGCGGGCACATTTGGCCTTTTGCCTTCATATTTGTGAAGAAGTTCTCCAGTTCTCATTTCTTCAACCTTGTCGAAAAGATCAGGCGTCTTAGAAAGAATTGCCAGCTTAAACCACGGAATCAAAGTTGCAATCAACTCTTCATCGCTAAATCCCATTAGAAGACAATTATCTCGATTATACTTTCTAATTTCAAGCCAGCAATAATAACAATTACGCTCCTCGGACTCTCTATCTTCATGATAGTTTTCATATCTATATTGATGATAAACCAAGGTAGAAACTAGTCGAACAAAATAATTGAATTGATCCCTTTTCTTCGCGTACTCAGGAGTCCTATTTGGAATATCATCATGAAATTCAAATGCAAAAGTAGCAAGCATCTTGGCTCGATACTCGCTCATTGTCTTGTAATTGTGTTCTTCAGTTGCCGACATGGTGATTAATCCATTCTCGGAAATGAAGGATTCCAACTCATTCTGTGCATAAGCATATGCATGGAGATAAATGTCGAATTCACATTCCTTATATCCATATTCGAAATACAAGTCCCTGAAAATCCTAAAATTAGCGGAAAGAGTCTTCGCGTTATTGATAAGACCCTTCTGTGCGATGGTATCTACATGGATTTCCATATGCACCTCCTAGTTACTTAGAAGATACGATGAGATGTCAAGAAAGTCAACCAATAAAATAAGTAGATACTCCAGCCCGCTGAAAAACCTCGTCGGTTAGTTCACAGTTGTGATCTACTCGTTTCTCATTGAAATAATAAACATGAGATATGCCGCTCTTGATAATTTTAGATGCGCATCTAGGACAGGGATAATGAGTACAAATTAAAATATGATTATTCAAGAAAGAACTAGGAGAATAGCTAAGTGCATTTTCTTCTGCATGAATCACAAGTGCATTTTTAGTTTCTCTCACATCCCAATACTTCGGGTCATCAGGGAATCCTGCAGGAAAGCCATTATATCCTTGAGATACAATAGATAGGTCTGGCCTCAATATCATTGCAGCAACCTTAGTCCTTGGATCTTTGGAAAGTGAAGAATATACAATTAGCATATCCTTGAACACTTTTAATTTATGATCAGGAATTGGACCCTTAATCACAATTTTACTATGCATCATTCCTTCTACAGGAGGAATTAATGTTCCGTCAATCAATGTCCGGCCTTTCGTCGTCTTCTACAATTTCAGACTCTTCTTCTATTTCCATATGAGGAATCGTAATGTGCAGGGAGATAATTGGAAGCTGAATACTCAATACATTCCAATATTCATGACTGTTCCATCCTACGCCAAGCCCAATAAACCAATCAAATTCGACATATAATTCCATTATCTGCGCTCCTAATGAAAATCTGGGTTTGTAAATTTGAAATTACCTGCAGAGAATTGCTTGTCTGAAACATTTCCAGTCTTTTCATTTATCACAGTATCAGTGACTTCTGTATAAGATCTGAAATATACTTCAAAAAGTTCCTCTGTTTTTCTATCCTTGTATTCGACTATCACCTAAGGCTCCTTTGCACCGTATATTTCGAATCTATAGTAACCTAGGTTAACGCAAGTCACAAATAGATCCCATGTGACTATTCTAACATCATTTGAAGGCAATATCTGCCATGTGCCGTCAGGTAATCTAAGTTTCTGAATTATCTGATAACACTGACCTGTACCCCAAGAATGATGATGACATCTACTATTCGGTCTTAATGGGATGACTACTTCACCTGAAAATTCACCTTCTACTGATACCATACCATAATTTATTCAAAACGAATCAAAATTCAACTTATGCCTAATTTTTACTAGACGGATAAACATCTGATCGTCAAGTATACGGTCGATTGGCTTCCATGTTCTATATTTCCAATAATCTAACAAGGCTTCGATCTCTTGATAGAGTTCTTCGGCTCTTTCATATGCATCTTCATCTTCATCTTCAAATTGACTTCTATTTACAGGGTCGTTATTTCCTGTCCATTTCTTATAGAAGAGGTTAAATGAAGTGCATAGTAATTCTTCAGGAAAGTCAGTCTTGAAAATCTTACTAGTCCAATCCTTCAACGTGTATTTGAAAAAATACCAGATGCCACTACGTTCACGAATCTGGATGCGCTCCCAAGCGTCTATACGCTTAGCTGTCATGTTGTCCTCCTCCTGTTCAGATTGTAACACAAAGCTCACTAAATATAGTCGTGGACCTCCACAATACACCAATAACCCATTGAGACTCTCATGGACTACAAAGAAATAAAGAAGCTGCAGAAACTAGTAAGGAAACACTATGCGGCCTATTCAGTTGGACTAAATTCAGATGTTGAAAATACATATCCGATTAGGTCCGAAAGATTCCAAGCATTCGACATAGGCAGATTAGAGCGTGTTCGTAAGCTGGAAAGAAAGAAAGGGTAGTTATGAGAGACAAAAGCACTTACGCTAAAAAGAAGCGTAAGAAGGCAGAAGAATCTGAGAATCATTCGGTATCCTCAGAGGTTTACCTGTATTTGCCTGAAAACTATAGGTCAAAAGTATTAACTCAATCTACACTAGCTAGATTAATGGAAATTGTTTCATTTACAGTATATGAAGAGAATAAGAACGTAACTAGATTCGTCTCTAGCGTTGGTAAAACGGATAAATTGCGCTCCATGGTAAATGTGCTAGAACAGGTATACCGAATTCTTACTGAATATGATTATGATGATGAGATAAGTGATGTGGAATTGGAAGATCTCATTAGCGAATATTTCAAAAATACCAATGATTCCGAATATAAGTGGAATAAGGAAGCGATTTATCAGGACGCCCGAGGAAGATATTTTACCCCTCGCACAGAAAATCAAAAGATACTGGTAGAATCTATCAGAAAAAACATAGTGACTATTGTAGAAGGAGCGGCAGGTACTGGCAAATCTAGAATTGCTCTGATAATGGCCCTGAATATGCTTGGAGATAATAGAATAAACAAGATCATTGTGATTAGACCGCTCGTTGCAGTAGGCGGAGATATTGGTTATTTGCCGGGGGGAGTTGATGAGAAAATAGACCCTTACCAGAGTCCAATCTCAGAAGCCCTTATTGAATTGATAGGTAAAGACACATATGATGAATACATAGAGAATGAGAGAATTATATTGTATCCTGCCGCTTTTGCGAGAGGTTGCAATATCTCTGATGCATTTGTCATAGTAGATGAAGCCCAAAACTTTGATGAAGTGACTCTCTTGACTCTTTTGACTAGAATTTGTGGAAATACTAAAATGGTATTGACAGGTGACTCGTCACAGGATGATAGAAAAAACAAACATCGAGAAGAATCTGGTCTATCTACAATTAAAAAGAAGCTAAAAGGTGAAGATGGGCAGGGCATTGAAAACGTCGCAATTGTTGAAATGGGATTTGATGATGTTCAGCGAAGTAGAATAGTCAAAGATATTCTGATAGCCTTCGATGTTTAATCACAAGCCCCCTCAAAAGAGGGGGTTTCTTTTTGACAATAAATACAAACATGGCACATGAAATACATTTGAACTCTCAAGAAAATAATTGGAATGAGATGGATAAGAAGCTAATTAAGGCTTTTGCGGAATATCTGTTTAAGGTACTTGTTGTGAAATTTCCTGTTAAGATTGAGCTTAAACAATCATATGAAGATGGAAATGTAGCCGTTTCGACTGATCTCCGACTCGCTTATGTCTTACCTGAAGAAAGATCCATTATAATTTACTGCAAGAATAGGGGTCTTCTTGATATTTTACGATCAATTGCGCATGAAGTCATACACATGGAGCAACAAGATAAGGGTTTACTAGATAATGTTAAAATATCATTCTATCTACCCGACGAAAATGCTGAGGGATATGGCTTGGAATACGAGGCGTATGGTAAATCTGGAATCATCGTCCGAAACTTTAGAGCGATTCTCGATAAAATGTCAAAACAGTGAGGACCTATGAAGGTATTTGAAGCCTGTTTGACTAATTACTGTAACTTCAAATGCAGTTATTGTATTTCAGACTCAAAAAGAGGATCTGATAAATTCTCAGAACCGCTCAAATTAGACGATTCAGGTAATTTACTACTACATGATAAGGAATTATCACAGGAAGAAGTCAATAAACGGGCTGTTATTCTGCAGGAACAAGGTCAATTAGCATTGGATGAGTATGTATCAAATGAACATAAGGCTTGGGTTGCGAGAAGTCACCTAAAACATGATTATACTGATTGGTTGGATTTCGAAAGCCTAATCAAATTTGTCAGATCCCGATTATCAGATGATTGGGTAATTACTCTCACAGGAGGAGAACCTCTATATTATCCTAATATTGAATACTTGATTACTGAATTATGTAAAACTAATCAAGTAGTAGTGACAACTAATGCTTCATTGATTAGAAGCAAAACAAAGCTATTAGAAATTGATCGAAATAAATTATTCTTTAGGGTTGGATTTCATCCAGAATTTAGGAACTTAAAGACATTTGAAGAATGTATGCGATTTATTATAGAGAATAAATTCAAATATGTAATTAACTATGTAGCGCACCCAAAATATTATGAAAATTCAAGCGATCTATATCAAAAACACTTAAATTATTTGAACGAAAATGGTTATTTGTATGAGATAACTGCATTTGAAGGTAGATATAATAAAGAAACCTACCCGAAACCGATAATGTTTCGAAGTGAAATAGAAAATACATTATTCAGCGAATTCGATAAATTCTCATTAAGTAGATCAGTCATAGGATCTTCATTCATTATGTCAGAGCCTAATGGCGAAATATATGAATGTCACGGAAAATCTAAGAAACTTGGCGATGTTTATTCAAATACACTCAATCTTGAGAGAGTAATTCATAAAGCATGCTTTTCAGTCACTGGATGTAATGCTTCCAAATCAGCAAATACCTATCTAAGACTACTATTCAACGACAAACTTGAGTGATTTTTTGACCAAAAAAGTCACTAAATATACATGTTAACCACCATATAAGAGGATCTCAAATGAGTGAAACATATACAAAGACCCTAAACACCGAAGAATACCTAGCGGTTTATAAGCTAGGTGAATATTTCGACGGGAGTGAAGTTGCTAGATTCGTAGCTTCAAAGATCAATGAGAGAATCGCAGAGGGAATTCGAAATGATAGTAAGAAGGAACCTGCCTTTGATGAGAATAAGAAGCCTGTTCTTGATGAAGAAGGTAAGCAAAAGATTAAGGTCACCCCTCCAGAGAGGATGAATATTGTATTCACAAGAGCAGAATTAGACGGTTTCTTCATTGGAGTTAAGGAATCGGTTGCCAAGTCAGAGGTCAAGGCTGGAGATATTCAAATCATAAAGGGAGTATGTAAGTCTCTAGGAATGTCTCGTAGATTCGAATCGTATTCAGACGGAATATTGAGTAAAATCAGTAAAAACACAGATCCTCTAGATGAGGAAATTATCACTGAACCTCTAGATTAATAACAAGACCCTCGAAAGAGGGTCTTTCTTTTTTCCCCCTAAGATCAAATAGAAACCTTAGATAAATAATTCACATGTTGAACCTTAAAGATGTCACCGGAGTAGAATCTTCTCCAATATCAAAAAGCATTCTAGAAAATTCTTTAGGAAATAACAACTTAAAGGATTCTAGAGCATATGCGAACTATGAATTCATACTCAGTAGCTTACAAGATGGGTCGTTTAAGGCTCCTTCCGTCATTTTCGCTTCAGGTAACGGGACATTCTATCCAAAAAATACTGCATATCAAGGAGAATTCTACTCAGCCAATATACTAGCTCGCGAGGGATATACCAATAGCTGGATGACTTCTTATGGAATAGACGAGAATTACAATTTATCTTATTATGATGGATCTACATTATTCAAATCATTAAGCATTAATCCAGCTACAGGTAGAGGTAAAATTCGCTCTATTGAAGTTAGAAATGGAAATCTACCCGGACAGGCTGGTTTCGTGCAATTCCTTCTTGGATATAATGAAAGCGCATCTACTAATAATGTCGGAAAGTATAGACATAACTTTAGAACTCGTCATTCTACATTATCTAATAGCGAAAATGCAATCGATCTTTACTTATGGGATTATATCAATGATTCAGAAAACGATGTAGGTTCAAGAAGAGTTTTTAGCCTATATGGGACAGGTAGCGTTGAAATTGTGAGCGGAACCCAAATATTTGGACCTCTTAACATAGTAATAGAAACTGAAGAAGAATTAGACAATGAACAATCAACTCTCGCGATCCCAGGAAAAGGCGTAATATACTACAACGAAAGTAAAAATAGATTTAGGTATTCAGAAAACGGTAATGCATTTAAGTATTTCGGTACAGGTAATGGAGGTTCTAATTTTGAAAGCGCACCTTTGGTGAATTGTTCAACCTTTAGAGATTTAAGTTCTGATATAGCTAATCCGCATGCAATAGGGGCTTATTTCTTTGCAAAAGATCCTATTGAGATCAAGGCAGTATGCACCGTAATACAGCTTCTAGATTCAATGAATATATCTGAAATACAATTTGCTATTTACAAACCAAACCTATACATTCAAGCTGGCAATGATATTGCGATGATCGGTAGTACAAACAATAGAGTCATGGATTTAATTGATAGTGGAGAAATACATATAATTAATGCCCGTAACGTGTACAGTGTAGGCGAATTGGAGACTCCTGTAACTGTTCAAGGGTGGTTTTGTGTGGTATTAGCTGCATCACCAAATACAGAATGGCCTTCTATATACGCCACTATGAATATGTCTGAAATGATGTCGATGGCGGATCTTGAGGGTAGGGTCCCTCTCCAATTTATTCGTGATGATATTGTTGTAGATAATGAATCAAACAGATTAGATATGTGGCCTGATACTATTAATTCAATAAATGCAAATGCATCAGGAATGATCAATAAGAACGTGATACCTTACATTAAATTGGAGATAGCATAATGACTAGCCCTTTGCTCCCTAATTCCAGCTACGTACTAAAAACAGGCACCTTTGATGGTTCTCAGGTATTTGAACAACTACCACTAGGAGCAAAAGTTATAGGAACTGACGCAAACGGAAATCCTATAGACGGCTCAGATAATTTACAAACCGATTTGAATTATGTGGCTAATGCGTCATTAGTATACGAAGGAACTCAATTTCAAGATATTAAGTATTATCAAGAACCTGCAATAGGAAGTCCATTTAGAATTCCAGTAGGAACCCCGTTTTATTACTACCAGTATGGATCATATGACCCAATTGATTTATTAGACCCTCCTCTTGTAATTACATATGATTCAAATGGATACATAACATCCCCGGTAGATGTTGGAACAGGAGATTCTTTAATATTTGATGAAAGCCGCAATAGGATAGATCAGAAAGTAATTCATACCGAAATATATTTTAGTTATGCTGATCAATTGGTTAGATGTGATGAGCCTATTAAAGATTCACTTGGAAATCCAACTTCTCCAGATTGGAACGATGATTCGTTAGATACTGACCCTAATCAACTAACTAATGAGATATATGATTACAATGGAGTTCGTGTTGGCAGACGTGAAGTTAGTCTATTAAATGAAGATGCAATTGCTTCAGTAAATGTGGAATTTAATATAGACGATACTTGGGAAGAAGGCGACATTAAACAATTCTACTTTAGATCCTTGATGATGCCTATTAAAATGAATTCATCTGTTTATTATGGAATTAATGCCGACTTAAAAAAAGTTCAAGGCAGAGTGATTCTAACTGTAGAAACTGAAGAGGGTATTGGGTTCATTTATCTGCATAGCTATGCAGATAATCATGTAATTGAAGACGAATCATCAATTGTTCGTACAGATAGGGCATACACCATTAGAGTTGACCTTCGTAGAACTAATGACACATTGGTTCTGGTTTCGTGTGAATATAGAATTCCTTTCTATTACGAAGACACTATTAATTCCATTTACAAACAAGGTGAATTTACATTTAGAACATGTAATTACAAAACATTAGCAGGAACAGAAAGTGGAGTAGCGTCATCTAGTAAAATATTCTACCCTTCTACTAAAAAAGCATACAACAAAGTAACAATAAACATTGGATCTGATTGGTCACCTTCTCTTGTAGGATCAAGCAATTGCTGGGCATACTATAATCTAGCAAAATTAGATGAAAGTGGAGATTCTGAAGTTCATTTATGTATTAAGACATTCACTAATATTACCGACGCAACTGATCTCCCACAATAACAACTAAATAGGTAATGACATGAACATTTCCAAATATTACAAAATGGATCCTACAGATTCTACATCTGTAAGACTTGAACGATTTCCTTCAAATGCAGTTGCACTAAAAACTGATGCAGATGGAAATATTTCTGATGCAGGTCAAGATGTTTATAAAGTCAAAATTAATGCTACAGACGATAATCCTGATTTTCTCGAAGCTAAAATTTCAGACGTAAATGATATACAATTCAAAGCTAATTCAGATAATGATAAAATAGATTCTGTAGTCTACCAGTTAACTGGCTTGGGCGCAATGCTAAATTCAGTAAAAGGAGTAGGATTTGATTTTGAACAAGGTCCGTTTCCGCCTCCTTCCTCTGGTGGGCGCGGTATTGCATTCGGTCGCCGTTATATAAATGGAGTTGAAGTTGATGCATGGGTAGCGCAGGGTAATAATGGTAAATTATACTGGACCGACAATAGAGACGCAACTAGATGGAAAAACATCATAGAAGATGATTCATTATATACTACTTACCCTTCGGCTAGATCTACTTATGGTTGGAGTTGTATCCAATTCGTATACGTAGGAGGAACACATAATTGCTATTGCTGGTTAATGGGATCTGGAGATACGGCTCGAACTTTCTATTACGTTGAACATAAGGCTGAGAATTATAACGCAAATGGTACATTTAAGACCACTGCTATCTCAACAGCAACATATGCTGATGGATTGGGTCCTTATTCAGTAATAGATATTATGCAAGTGGACGCTACTGGCGGAATATTATGGGCCGGAGATGATACTCGTATTGGATATACTACTGATCTTGCAACATTTCAAGTAGCTTTAACAGCCGATCATAATATTGGGGGTATGGGATTTGATGGTGATAATACAGTTAGAGTAATTGAACGAGATTATGGTGTAATCTGGAAAAGTACCTCATATGGTAACCCCGGAACATTTAGCAAAGTAACTTCGATGTATGTAGATGACGTGGAAACTTCTCATTTCCCCGTACCTAATTCAGCTCAATGGGGTTCAATGTTCAGCATGTATGGACAATGGCTCTCAATTAATTTCCACTACGTTTCAGGTGGAATTGGATTTATATGGTCTGATGATGGAGAATATTGGTATACATCAAACGACGAAGCTACTCAATTCTACGATGCTAATAATGATGGTTTAAGATGGTTTGCAACAAATGCTAAATATGCCTCTGGCATTCCAATATATCAACTAATTGTGTCTGTGATACCAGCACACCGAAGAATGTGCCTTGAAAAAGGTGCAGTTATAGATGGAACTACTATTCTAAGAAATCTACCAGACGCTCAATTACTTGGTACCGATAGCAAAGGTAGAATCGTTGAAAAGACAGTAGATCTTACAAGTAGAGGGAAATATGTCCCTACTATAGATGTGGCAAGCGCAATATCGGTAATGATTCCCGGATTAGTTGGTGCAAGAAATGAAATATGTGTTGGTTTTATACCTAGAGTTGACACAAAGATCAGTGATATTACAATGTTTAGTTGTGCAATTAGTCAAGGTGGAACGGGATCTATCATATTAACACTTAGAGATTCATTATATCGTAAAATAGCAGCTTCGGATCCAATAGTAGATCCTACAGGAAATACTTTATTGGCCTCTCAATTAGATGAATTAGAAGATCCCATCACACATGCAACTATTACTGAGTATGACTTAATTTCTGGTCAAATATATTATCTAGGTATAAATTATTCAATAAATGGTGCCGCTTATTTGGGTGCAGTGGCAACTCAAAACATGGCAACAAGCCCATTTAGTTCTCAAAAGTTTGATAATCTAAATTCAGCACCTGACACTTTAGGTGGGGGATCCGAGACACTTCTACGCCCCTACATTGCAATAACTTCGGAGTAAAGAATGAAACTAATAAACATTGAATCTTCAGCTACAGTAACCCCTGCAACATTACTCGCATATTGCGATACTTCTGCTACTGTATTAGATCTATATACTGGATCTTACTGGAACTACGATACTGATAGTAGTACATGGTATATTGATATTGGCGGGGCCTCTAAACTAGGCATCCCAGAATTTAACGATTATGTATTAGCAAAGCCAGCAG